AACCAAGTTAGAGAGATTAGATGTATGTAAAAGTTGTAGTTTTTACCGAAACTTTATGTTACTTAAAAGACCAAAGATAGCAACAGGTGCAAGATGTAATAAATGCAAGTGCTTCCTAGATGCAAAGACTTCACTAACTAAAGATTTTTTTGGGAAATGCCCAGAAAACAAATGGTAAAATAAAACATATGAATTTTAAAGAAATCGCAGAAAACTACAACAAGGACAAAAGAAGAATGATGACTGAGGCTGTTATCAGAAATCAAAAACACATGAGAAACTTTCCCACTTATCATGGTGAATCATTAAACTTAATGTTTGCAGAGTGGCATTTGTTATTTCCTACTCAGAAGCAAGACTTAAAGTGCACATCTTGTAGGGCAGCAGTAAATAAGTTTTGGGAGAAAATGGTTGACGAATGGATAGAGATAGAAAGCACTCCAGAAAAAACAATAAAAACTACTAATGCCTCAAAAAAGAAAAAAGCAAAAACAAAATAAAATTGATGTAGTCAAAGACTTCATTGAAATTGCTGGGGCAACATTAGAGAAAAGATTTGGTTTATATCCAACTTGTAAAGATGTTGTAAAGCATTTTGTTGAGAAAGGCATTATAGAACCTAAAAGACTTAGGAATTTTATGGTTATCGCAGACTTTGATAGAATGCTGGTCACTAATAAGGGAAGTAGAACTCACACTTGGATGGATTTGTCTATAAAGTACGATATAAGCGAAAGTCAAGCGCAAAATATAGTATATAAAGAAAGAAAAAAATCTTCTGCCTCTAGCAATATTACCCATTAAAAGTTTTGTAAGAAAATTAGGTAAATATATTTTTACTTAATTATATTTTTGTGCCTATGACAAAAAAATGGTACGACATTCAAAACAAAGCAGATAATTCTGCTGATGTATATATCTTTGATGAAATAGGAACTTATGGCGTAACTGCTCAAGAGTTTATTACTGATATTAAAGATTTAAAGAATACACCAATCAATTTACGCATTAACAGTTTAGGTGGAGATGTGTTTGATGGTATGGCAATGTATAATGTAATCAAAAGGAGAGAGGCTAAGACTACAGTCTACATTGAGGGAATAGCAGCCAGTATTGCTACTATTATTGCTCTTGGTGCGGATGAGGTTGTTATGGCTGAAAATTCTTTGTTTATGATTCATAACGCTTGGGGAGGTTCAATGGGTGAAGCAAAAGACATGAGAAAAACTGCAGATACACTTGATAAAATCACAGGTGAACTTACAGACATTTACAGAAAGAAAACAGGATTATCATATGATTCTCTTGTAGATATGATGGATGAAGAAACTTGGTTAAATGCTAATGAAGCATTTAGTTATGGTTTTATTGACACTATATCAGATTCTATCAAAGTGGCTGCGAAGTATGATGTTTCTAAATTTAAAAACATCACACAGGAAGAAATACAGAATAAATTAAGTATTAATATAAATAACAAAAAAATGACTAATGAGTTAAAAGAATGGTTTAACAACAAAGTTGAAGAGATTGTTACTGCTGTAAAAGGTGATGTAAAAGTTTCTGAAGATGTTGCTGAACAAACAGCGATAACTGTTAACTTAGGAGATAATGAAGATATTATGAATAAAATTTCTACATTTGAAACTAACAACATTGAGTTATCAAACAAAATCTCTTTATTAGAGGAAGAGTTAGCGACTGCAAAAGGAACTAACGAAACTTTAACTGGAGAAGTTGAGGCGTTAAACGCTAAAATCAACAAAGCAGATGCTAAAGGTACAGAAATTGAAACTGAAGCAGACCCTGCAATAGTTGAAAACAAAAAAGAAGATGCTAATGCAGGTTTTTATGCGGCACTAGCAGGAAGAATTAACACAGGAATTAATAACTAAAAAATAAAAAAAATGGCAAATGTAGCAACAGATAGTATAGCGGCAACTTATGGTGGCGCACAACTAAACGAAATATTTTACGAGCCAGTATTTAGAAGTGATGACATTATGCGTAACTATAGAGTTATTCCTAATGTAAAACATAAAATGAATGTTTACACTTCTGCTGCTCTAACAAACATAGTACAACCTTACACGACTTGTAACACTGGTAATGAAAGTGGAACTTTTGATGTAAATGACAAAGTAATAACTGCAGGTAGATGTAGAGTTGCTTTATCTCAATGTTGGGATGAATTTAAAGGTACTTTCATTGAGGAAATGTACCGAAGCGGTGCAGATGTAACTAACCTTGAGGGAACTCAATTAGGAAATGCAATCGTAAACAGAGCAGTTAATGGTATCGCTTCTGATGTAGTAAGATTAGCATGGGGAGGTGATGGCTCAAGTGCAAATTATGATGCTTTTGACGGTTGGATGAAATTAATGGGTGCTGATGCAACAGTATTGGCTGCTCAAGTTCAACAGACTGGTGCGACTACTGTAGATACTGTAACTGCAGGACACGCAATAGGACTTATAAGAAAAGCATATGACGAAGCACCAGCAGCACTTCAGCAAGTACCAGCAGGTGATAAGAAAATGTTCGTAACACCTAAAATGTTTAACGCTTATTTAGCAAACTTAGAAGGTTCTTCTGCTGACTTAGCAATAGTTAATCAACAAGACGGAATACGAAGAGTAATGTTTAGAGGTGTTGAATTAGTACCTATGTACGAATGGGATACTATCTTAGCAGCACTTAACCCAGCAATCTTTGCTGACCAGAGTGCATTAGCAACAGGTAACACTACCAATGGTGTATGTTACTGTGCAGTTGAGAACTTAATCATTGGTTCTGATGTAACTGACCCAGAAGGTTCTTTCAAAGTATTTTATGATGATTTAGAAGAAAAAATGTTCTTCAGAGGTTACTTCAAGTTAGGAGTACAGTTCTTATACCCTTCTTTAGTTCAATGGGGAGTAATAACAACATAATAATAATGTAATAATGAGGGGAGGCTAGTCCTCCTCTCTTAATTACTTTTGAATAATCAATAAAAATAAAATAAAATGGCAATAGATACAGGTTTAGCGATTGGATGTTCAGACTTACAAGCAACTGGCGGTATAAAACACATACTGCTAAGGTCTTGGGCTACTGGAGATACAATCTTATATGGGACAAGCACTCATACAATTACAAGTATAAAAGATACTGGTGGAACAGATGCTACTTGGGGTGTTTATGAATTTAAAAATGAAACTCCAGCATTAACAGTTAATGCAACTAAAGAGAATGGCTCAACCGCTTTTGAGTGTGGTCTTTCTTTTAATGTTCCAAAAATGGATGTGAGTAAATTTAATGCGATTCAAGATATGTTAAACGCTTGTTTAATGATAATCGCTGTAGACACTAATGACAAGGCTTTTGTTATAGGTGTTTCTGAAAAATATAGCAACACTAAAGACGAAACTAGAAATCAAACTTTTGGTAATTTTGCATCTGCTGAAGGTGGTACAGGGGCTGCTTATTCTGACGAAAACGGAATGACTATTTCTCTTATGGCAAGACAATTTGAAATGCCAAGAGAATATGTTGCTTCTGGAACTGGAATCACAATTACTGGTACAGGAATAACTGCAACAACAGATTAATAATTAAAGGTATATCAATAGGTTGGACTTTGTTCGTAAAAAGTTTTATAACATTTCCCTATTAATATCTTTTTTCAATAATGTGTGATTGTGGGAAAAAAATTGTAGATTTATCACACTTAAAAATATATACAGTTATGGCAGGATACAAAGCAAAAAAAGATGTTGTTCTTATAAGGGATGGTAAAACTTTTGTGCTAAGAAAATCATCACAAGAAGAGTTGTCACACTTATACGAAGATTTAGGTTTAACTACATTAGTAGAAAAATTATCAACTACAAAAACAAAAGATGAGCCAAAGAAAACAAAAAAGTCAGGTAAAAAATCTACAGAATCAGAAGAGTAATACTTTTGAGTTCGGGGTTTTTAATTTAGCAATTCCTGAGCATATTGAAGAACCACAAGATTTAGCAAAGGTAAGAACCAGATTCATACCTTTTGGTACTAATAACCTTTTTCCTCAGTATTTAGCAGAATTAAAAAGAAAGTCTAGTACACATAGAAGTGTCTTAGCACAAAAGGCAGTTTTCACAAGTGGTGCAAAGTTTGTAACTAACAATGAAACTGTTAAAGATTATATCAAAGATGTGAATGCTGATGGTGAGTCATTAAGAGATGTTTTTAAGAAACTTGCTGATGATTATTACACTTTTGGAAACGCCTATTTAGAGGGCGTATTATATGATGGTGGACTGAATCTATATCACATAGATGCAACTACTGTTAGAATGTCTAAAAACAAGAAAGAAGTATATGTACACCCAGACTGGGCTAAGTACAATACAATGAAAGATAAATTATCTATTATTCCTCTTTACCCAAACAGTAAGGCTAGTAGATTTATCCTTCAATTTAAAGATTACGAACCAACATTCCAATTTTACGGATTGCCAGATTATGTTGCTGCTTTAGAGCATATTGCTGTAGACTATGAAATTGGTAAATGGAAT